AATGTGATAGTTGTAGTATTAAGTTTAGGATCATTTGGATTGTTCTATTATTGTGAAATGGTAGTCTATATCTTCGAACATCTGTGCCAAGTTCATATACGTAGTAAAGGATCCGAATAGCTTCCAAACTCTTTTTAAGTCCTGATCTAGAGGGATATGTCGCATTTCAATAGCCCTTCCTGCAAAGGTCAAGACTCTATCCTCTTTGTTTCTGGATACACATATCAATTTCTTAAATCTAATTCTAATGTCAATTGAATTATCAAAGAAAGGGAGGAAGAAGAGGATCTTGCATCCCCGTACTATGTCCCGGGAGAATCCCGTATGTCGGCACCTTAAGGTAGTTTTAAGGAGATTCTTTGTAGAACCTGTCTTATATTCTGACTCCATACTTAGTCTATCCACTAAGCTAGTAAGAGTGTTACCCACAATATCTCCATATTGTCTTTCTAGACAATTGGCAGTTACTCCGAAAAGTACCATGCAAACATTATCTCTGTTCCTCTCTACCCCCAGCTCATTCACCCATCTGATTACAGATTCCCATCTGACTAGATGAGATGCAGCATGAGGTACACGAGAAATCCTGCTCTGAACTATATCCCTGACTTGAGGTCCATAGTCGCGAAATCCTGAATACAGGGTGTAGTTCTTCATCCCCGTTGTGTTCCTTAGAATCATGTATGCTTCTGAACTTTCAGCCGACGAGGTCATTAATGTTATTATCTCTACCATCCCGAAGTTCTGCTTTGCAATTGATACAATGGCACTCACATATTCAATGGATCTCAAGTATATCTTCAATATCCCAACACCTGATGCTATGAGGATATCTGACATCAGGGACATAACCTTGCCATAAAATTCTATGTCCTTCAAAATGGGAAGATCATAAGGCCTTTCAGCATCACAGGTGACTACTGAGCATGGGTCTATCTTCTTAAATTCCCGATGGAGAGCAGGCGTCATGAGGTCTCCACCATGAAGCATTCCTGGGATCAGGTGTGTCTTCTTTGCTAGACTTGGCTCAGAGCACTCAGATGGAATCATCAAGGTTGGGTGTTGGGTGGCTGTAGCATCTCCTTCTATGAGGGTGTTGAAGTATACTTTAGCCACCCAAGGAAGTCTTGCCAGGACACTTGCCATCCCTCCGCATCCTTCCGCAAGTGTTGCTACATTGTGGTTTCTAGATGATGACCCCATCTTATCAAGGCCTAGGTACTTAAGGATTTCTGCAATCTTGATAGCTCCGCTTGAAGTTAGCCCATATTGTCTAAAAGCATGATCTCCTCTGGTTTTAGTATCTACCCTCACTGCAGGAGGCATTGTTAGGTCAATCCCAGATGCTGCTGTTGGGCGAGTATCTATGGCAGTTATCTCCACCCTACGCACACCCATATCTAGATTCTTTTTGATTACCAACTTGTCTATCTCCGCTTTGTTCTGAACGCTATTTCCTCCCCTAGCTCTATCTATAAGGTCCCCCATGAGATAATGGTCTTCTGCATTCTCACCCGGAGGTATTTCACTTCTTGTGAGGTACTCTAGGGAGTTGGTAGATATAGAGAAAGGAAATGATTTTATTCCAATATACTTCAATAAGCTGCTAGCAATCTCTACCCAGAAGACCCCATCTTTATTCCTGTCTTTGATAAGTCTGGTCATGGCCTGCCATTCTCTATTTACATCTGATAATCGGAGATTAGAGGAGCATTTCTTGAATATCCCACAGGCTTTAATATAGTGCATCAACCTCTCTTGACTAGCTATCAGTGGCATAGGAAGAATAACAGAAGATGATTTCTTGCTACATAGACTGTCTACTACCTTAGGAAGGGCTTGAAGTGCTATCTCCATTAAGGCCTTGCAGCTATCACCATAGCCGTAGTAACCCCTCTCAAATCTGGCAAATATCTTCATGTCAGAAAAGGGAATGGCCTTATGGCAGGCTAAGTGAGGGATGAAATCCCCCATACTTTGAAACCATCCTATAGGGTTTGCTCTTAGGAGAATGCCAATCGCCTCAATGAAGGTAGGATCCATGTCCTTGATGAATCCTTTAAAACTGATAATGTGCACGGATCCTAAGATAATGAATGTGAGAAATCCTTCCATAATATAGCTTAGTCCTGCATATGTCGTATCCACTAATCTGACATTCAAGACGGCACTGGGAGACTCAAAAATGACTCCATCATTGGTCAATGTCTTGATAGATTTCAATGTGCTTCTAGATAAGGAAATTCCAATAGCGTTTCCTACCACTTGTCTCGTCTTCCCCAATGCATCCAGTGTACTCCCGTGTTGCCTTAGAGAATTAACCATATCCAATGAGTCTTGAGCATCAGATTGAGATACGTCACTGTAAAATAAAGGGGACCTGAGAGTTCTCATTTCTGGCATAGGATCAGTCTCCATCTTTTGATCAGAGATTTCAAATATACAGGTGCTGCAACTTAGCATCATACATCCTCCTTCTAGGCGCTTCTCCATTATGGCTACTTCTGATAGAAACCCTGTTAAAAACAACATACATGCTTGTAGGAAAAGGGCGTAATCCTTCCTGGACATGCTATAGGGGGTAAAGGTATCTGTTGATATACTAAAGTGTGTAGCGATAGTCTCCCTAGTATTCATCAGTGCACTATGGGATTGTGTCCTATCAGCTAAACGATGGGTAGGTGTCCCCCCTACTACATCCCCTGCCATAGTCTTTACCGCTTCAGGCTCTAGTGATGTTCTATGCCTGGTAAGGGTGTCTATCCCCTGCCTTAGGTTGGATTTTGGCTCACTGACCCATGGTCCTATCTGCTGAAGCCTAAGAGCATCCATCATAGGAGAGTCTGTTCTCTTGAGTTGCACAAGCCTCCCAGCTTGTTTCTCTCTGGTGGAGGATCCCATGAACCCCTTATATTTTCCTCTAGTAAGAAACACATCTGGGATTTTTGATTCTAAGCTACATGAATAAGGAGAATCTACATGGACTTGTATAGATCCCCAGATGTCGGTTCCCCATTTTAGAAATGAGACAGGATGAGGCATGGTCACTCCTGATAGTTCTCCTCGTCCCGCCAGGTTATAGGAATTTTTCCGCATAACTCGTGCTATCTTAGTGGCACATCCTTCAATTCTAGCAAAGTTATCCTGGTCCCTCAGTCTCAGGACTTTGTCTGCCATAATAATTAGCTTATTAAGCCTCCTCTCCTCCGCTCTGTTGATCCGAGGCATAATATTCTCCCCTCCGTCCATTCCAATGAGGTTTTTGAGGGTGGATACAGATCCAAAAACTCCGATAAACCGATCTCCCGCTCCCGCCGGACTCATGGAATAAAGCTCATTCATAAGCCTTGGGAATGGAGGCTCCATAGTTGTCAACCAGCTTTTACACTTATCTATCTCGGAGTCAGCACTGGCGGTGAGCAAGTCCCTTATATCTCTATTGACTGTATAAGTTTCAATGGCTTCCCTAATACATTCTTTTACAGTTAAGGTAACTTTCTCTCCCCCATCTGTAGGGATCCCAGTTGGATCCTCTACCAGTCCAACTAAGCTCTTATTCCTCTTGGGAATTGCATAGCTCTTAATTGCGTACGCAACAATTGCATCGGATGTCTTGGTTCTCAGCTCTTGAAGTGCAGCTAGAGAGCTGGTTAATGGATCAGGATGACCTCTGAAGATAAAGTCAGTCCATGGTAAATTAGGAAGACCTCCAAGGCTAGAGGGCATTAGGGCAAGTACATATGAGATATCATTTCTTCTTAAAGGAGACATGTTCTTCCTGCTGGAATGTTTCTTCAGAAAGTTTTCTAAGGTACTATCTATCACCCTATATGCCTCCACAAAGGCATGTAAATAAGGAATTATCCAAGAGTACCCCTTATTTGCTGTGGAGTGTCCGGAGGTATATATAGTAGCAATCCTGTTGTCTAATGTAGGAATGATGTCATTGGTATCATCATATATTCTAGAGGCCCTCTTCAGAACATTTGCATACTTAGCTCCTTTGACCGAGGGATCCTTCCCATACAGGAATACCTCAGTAGATGCCCATGTTTCCTCTAGCTTAAGTACATGGCCAGCTTTTCTTACTTCCTCATACAAAATTTTCTTGAATCCATCTATCTGGGCTTGGTATACTTCCCCATGGAGTTTAACAGACTCTTCAGGAGTAAGCAAAGGACTCACATTATCTAATTCAAAGATGATTGCTTGATTGTCCCCTTGCCCAATTATCTCCCCCTTCAATCCAGATACTCTTATGCAGTATTCCAGTAAGGATATTGTCATTACTGTCCAAATCTTCTGCATCATCCCATCAAACCCTCCATTATGTCCCTTATATAATGTTGGAGGGCTCAAACATTCGTCCAAATCTTTCTCCTCCGGCCCCCTGTATCCTGATGGAGGATTGAAACATGAAGATAGGTATATATGAGATTCCTTGAAAAATTCGTGACTGTAAGTATATACATTATCTAGTCCAAAGACTTCATCAAAGAACCTTAGTGTTTCCCATACTAGGACTTCTCTCCACCTAGTGTTCCAGCTGCTGAAATCAATGTTAAGTACTACTTTAATCTTCTCTCCTGGGTCAACTAGGACTTTTGTATGGCCTTGAATTCTTCTTCCTAACTCAGATTCGCTATTGTTCATGGACTGTTGTTCAAAGTACGGGAAAATACTTTTTGCGACATTCTTCTCAATGGCACAGTAGTAGTATCTCATCTCTGGGACCATCATTACAAACATTCGGGGCTTTAGCTTTAATTCTCTCTCCTTAGGACAGCATCCTACTATTTTCCATTCATCAGGGATCTTTCTATCAGCAACCGTGGTAATAACACTTTCTCCGTCAAATCCCTCAGGCCTGGCCATCATCCCTAAGACTAGCCTTCTACTCTCTTCAGGTGCTAGGAACTTTGTCCCGCTTCTTTCAAGAACCTGCTTATCGTACACAACTTGAATCTTGGACTTTGGGGGAGAAACAGACTTGTCATCTATCATTTCTGTATAGTCCTTGAATACATCAAATGTAAATATCTTCTTAAATCTCAATAACCCCCAATGGGAGGCATCATATCCATTTTGCCTTTCATCTAGTACTGTATCTCCTGTTTCATGCCATTTCTTTATTACTGATCCTTCTGGTAATGAGGAAGAAGTACAATCAGGCCAGTTCCCATGTTTTAATAGATATTTCTTCACAAATAATCTACAGGTCTCGTTCCTGATTTTGACGCCACTAGCAAACATATCCAGAGTGTCCTCCTCTGATACAATATCATGAATCTTTT